AATTTTGCTGCCTGATCCTTCAGCCTGTTGGGCCAAGAAGTCAGCGGTGTCTCGTAACTTACCTTCTTCTCGGTTCGGAGCGTCATGATGGGCTTCCATCATATACTTCTCGTACAACGACATAGGCAGCTTAAACGCCAGCATTTCATTAACCCCAATGAAGCCTTGCCAATCACCCGTCTTGAGTGAAGCATACTCCCAGCCAGGAACGTCCTCTGGCTTAACTGGTTCATACCCTAAGCGAATACGCATTTGGATTGAATCACGTGGATTAGATGTTGTAAGCCAGCACATGTGCCAGCCAGGTAAGTCAGGTAAGTCAGGCAATGAAGACTGAAATAAATTCTGACGGAACATTTCTACCCGCTCGCTCTCAGAGACTTCCCGATTTTCTGTAATGACACGGTCTGTCATCGCACGGTTCTCTCGTCCTTCGTCTGCAGATTTCTTTACTCGTTCGTCTGTATTGCTCATATTTAGTCGCTCCTTTCAGCGATTGTTCTATTATGTGTGTTTTGCATAATAAAGCAAGTTTTTTATTTAAGTGTTGCTTATCCGTTGTTTTTGTCGTAGGCAGCGTATCTTTTAACATAGCGTGTACGAAGAACCGGATCATCCCATACGCCAGCTTCCACTAGGGCCGCTTTACGTTCTGGACTTATATAAACTTCTCTGCGCGTAGAAGACGGCGCATGTTCCTTGCCTGACCCAACTGCCGGGCCACCTCGTGCTTTACGGGTAGACTTAGCAGGCTTTGAATGGCCGTCCTCATCAAACCGCTCTGGCAACCGGCGAGCAGATCGAGCAGTTAGCTCATCCCAATACTCCTCGGTCTGAGGATTGTACCCATCTCGGCTAAGAGATTGATCAATCGCCATTACGATAGCAGAGTCCTCATCACGACCATTAGTGTCGTACCATGGATTGTCTTCCATGAACTGCTTCGCATAATGCATGGTGCGGTCATCCAGTGAAGGAGCCGTGTTCGTTTGTTGCGCTGCTTGCTGTTTATTATAATTCAGCTGCTGCGCTTTGTTCATCGCCTCATCACGATACTTCATAGCCTTGGCTACGTCATTGCCGTTGTTTTGTTCAACAGCCTTGGCGATCACCCGCTCGGCCATGTTCACTTCTTTGTTGGCTTGAGCAATTGCTTGGTCAATGCCTTGAAGCTCCTGATTGTGGGCACGTTGTTCTTGGGTACTGATACGCTTTTCTAAGTCGTCATTACGACCTCGTAAAAAGTCCAGCTCGGTCTTGTCGCGCTTGATGGCAGTCTCGCGCCGTCCTTTGCGATCTACCTTTTCCTTTCGACGCCGCTCACGAATTGCTTCGCGCTCAGAGTCCTCGTCATCGGATTTGGCAGCAACACGTTCGTCGTCATCGTCATTGTCATCATCATCAGACTCCTCTTTAGAAGGGTCTTCTTCGACAATCACCAGCTCTTCTTCGTGTTCATCCTGCTCAACTAATACTTCTTCAATACTTTCTTGTTTAGCCATTACTCATCTCCTTATCAGATGAATGCCTTAACTTTTAATGGGTCGCCAATAACGCTACCCAAAATGTCAAGATCATTAAAAATTACAAACATTGCTGCTTCGCCGTTGGTCGCTCCGGGAATAGGTACTTCCCATCGATCTCCTCCGTATTTAGCAACTCTTACAAACTCACCTGCCTTACACCAGTTGCCCTCTGGCCAGTTCTCCATCGTATTACGATTTTTGAAAGCCAATGGTCCAACTGTTACAACTTTAGCGACTTGAGTATTCCACTTCTCCGTATCAGTGGTATCGTTAGTGAGTATTATTCCACCCGCTGTCGTTTTCTTAGCGGTGCGTATTTGAACCAGAACGCGGCTACCGAAGGGCTTGATTCCAGGACAAACAGTTGGAAAAGCCTCCGAGATTGCGTTCTCATAGGTCGTTGTCATTATTTCGTTCCTCGTCTAGTAAGTTTAAGAGCACATTGATGGAGGCTTCATACCCAGCCACCGTTCCTACACGATACCCGTACTCAAAGGCATCGCTTTGATGCGGCTTCTTCAAGGCTTCAAGCGCAAACTCTGCTTGATTAGCCTTGAGAATATTTAGTAGCTTTGAATCAATATTCACTTAGGCGTATTGCCAGAGCCTGTCTTGACGTTGTAACCAGCGGCCATGCGCTTATGCTGGCTCACTTGATCAGAGTCCATGTTCACAGAGCCGCCTTTGGCCATGTGAGAAGCACCCTTCATTACTTTGCCGCAAGGCATCTTATGACTTCCTTTACCTTTACTTTTCATTTTACTTCTCCAGTTATTTAAGGATCTATACCGTTACCACTTGTGTATGAGGTCTTCTCGCCAGACGCCATTTCCATAGCTGCCAACTCTTTGGCGGTCATGTTGTCTGAGCTATTCATACGCTCTCTTGCTGACAAATCGTCTGCTTTACGCTTATTCTCGTTACGTTCACGAGTGTTCTGACGATCTGTTTCAGACATCTCACTGATGTTATTGCGCTCTGTTGCCGACATCTCACGAAGTCCAGCCATCTCTGACCGTTCATCACGATCTGCTGCACTGGACGCAAGCTTGGCGCGTTCAATCTCAGCAGTCTGCTGCATTCTAAGCTGTGCAATCTCATTAGCCGCCTGCATTTTGGCATTATCAAGCTGAATCCTAGCGCCATCACGCTCGGTGCGCTGTTGAAGCTCACTTTGCTTGATCTGGGCACTAAGCTCTGCAATCTTCATTGCGTCACCCTGCTGCTGCGCTGGGTTTTGAGGCTTGAACTGCTGTGCAGCTTCGTTAATTTGAGCAAGCTCTTGAGCGAAACTGCCTAACTGCTGCTCAATAAACTCTTGGACCTTGAGAATAACCTCGACTTCCTGCTCTTCTTCCGCAAGAATCAATTCCTGCTCCTGCGCTGACTCGATTGCATTATGCGACTCCACTAGATAGTAGTTTAATAAATGATCTCGCATGTGCATGGCCATCGGGTACAGGAATGTACTCATAATGGTTGGGCTAGACCCAAACATAGGCGACTTCAAGAACGGTAAGTGAATCTGCAGGTGAGCTAAGTGATCCTGTTGAGGAAGCACGTAGATACCCTGGCCCATGGCCGCTGCCACGTTCTCACTAACTGGGTCACGATTTTCTTGTCCTGGTGGTTGATTCAGAACCTCCGATGGCGGCACTTTCAAGGTGTTTAAGAACATCTCTTCCACAGCCATCGCGTCATACATCTGAGGCATTAACTGGGCACGTTGCATAATCGCTTGGATCTGAGCAAAGCGTTGGGCCTCACTAAAGATCGCCGGGTTACTGATCGGTACCACATCCGCTGGACCGTCAAAGTCTTCTGCAGTGATCTCTAATCCAGCATCCAGAGCATCAAGCTCTTCCTGCGTGTAGTACATGCTGTTGATGCGGTGCAGGATCTTAAAGCTGCGAGCCATTGATGCGTGTAAGCGAGAATGGATTGAGCTAAACACAACCATGCCCTGCTCGATGATCGCCATCGTGGTGCCCACCGGGGCGTTAGGGTTCTGGTCGTTAAACTTCTCAAAGGAAGTCTGAACCACGCCCTTGCCTGCATCAACTAGGAAACCTAGCAGCTGGAACAAAGTCGGGCTTGGACCAGCGAACGGTAGCGGCATAGCCAGCTTACGAACGTCATCGATCAACGCGCCGCCTTCCATCTCAACGATCTCAGTCGGCTGAACATTCAGAGTCTGACCACCTGGGCCACCCTTTAGCTTCAGTAACGTGGGCACGTTCTGGATGTAAGCCGAGTCAAGCAAGGCTCGTAATGCGCCAGTCGCTGCGCCACTCAAGCCGCCGATCATGTGAGTCAGTCCGATTGGGTAAGCGCCACGCCATGGCACGAATGGGAACTCTACAATCCAGTGCAGTTCCTTCTTCTTGGCATCGTCTTCTTCCCAGTTACGGTACAGGCATAGCGCCTTATCAGAGGACTTGTCAATGCTCAAGATGTACGGGGCCAAGCCTTCGCCATCTTCAAAGTCCATGTACGTGTAAACCTCAAAGATAGTTCGCAGGCCGTCTTCGTTGTAGCTGGTGTTCTGCTTGCCTTCGATCTTCTCGTTAGCGCGTTCAGCGGCACTAAACTCCGGGTCAGTAGGCGTAGGCAGCTCGATGTCTGCGTACATACCGGACTCGACGCGCTTCTCGTACTCCATCTGAGTCACGTACTGAACGTGGGTCTTACGCTCGGCGGTGTAGAAGTTAGTGGCTGAGAACGGCAAGTAGATGTCGTCAATCGGCACAAACTCAGACACAGGGCGCATAAAGCGAGCGTTCCACATAAACTTCATGTACTGACCGCCACCAAGCGGCAGCTGCGTACTGAGCTGCTCTAGCTCTGAGC